TGGTATTGGCGCACAAGAGAACGCATTGTATATGTACCTCTTGAACACCGATTACATCTTCTTCCGCCCACACAAAGAGCGTAATTTCGTTCCTATCGGTGGCGAGCGTCAGTCGATTAACCAAGATGCAATCGTGAAGCTGTATGGTTGGGCCGGTAACTTAACTTGCTCTAACGCTTCATTGCAAGGTATCTTGACTGGTTCTTAATCAACTGACTAATTAAAGGAAAATATCATGTCATATTCAATTACCCCTACCTCGGGCATTAACTTGGATGATGTAGTTCAATCTACTACCCAAGTTATCGGTGCAACTACCGTAACCATTCCTGCTAATGGCCCTGCTGGTTCACAAGTTTGGGCATCAGACGGTAAGCGTTATGTATTGGGCGTTGCAGGTGCAGCTATTACAGCTTCCACAGCAACTTGCTCTATCAATGCTTCCACATTTGTTGTTACTCCTTCAGGCGGTGCTTATACAAGCCCAGCCGTTGCCGTAGCTTCAGGTGCTTATGCTTGGTTTGCAGCTACTAGTGTTTAATAGCAAAATGTAGTAAAAACAGGGGGTTACCTTAATCGGTAGCCCCTTTTACCTTTAACTTTACCTAACTACTTAGGAGATTTAAAAATGGCATTACCTTCAGATCAACAAGGAGCAGATTCACGCTTACAAGTGCGCTTTTACAAAAAATCCGTACAACAAGAGCAAGAATCCATAGACGCTGGCAGACCAATCTACAAAGACTTTGATTTTGTACATATCTGCGTTGCTGGCGATACCCTAACCGAAATCGACACTTATGCGTTAAAAAACCATAAGCAGCGTTTCCCTATTCAATGGGCAAACTACATGAATCGTGTAGGAGCGCATGATGAGGAAGTGGTTGGAACACCTTTATCAGAGTGGCCTTTAGTATCAAAAAGCCAAGCAGAAGAATTAAGGGCAATTAAGTTCCAAACGGTAGAATCTATTGCACACGCTTCAGATCAACAGTTACAGCGCATGGGAATGATTGCAGGTATGTCACCCTATTCGTTCCGTGACAAGGCGAAGGCATTTTTAAATCTAGCAACTACGGCAGCAGAAACCGATAAGCGTGAGCATGAAATTAACGCTTTGAAAGAAGAACTTGCCAAAAAGGAACTAGAAACTGCTAAAATGAAAGCAGAAACGGAAGCGAAGCTGGCACAAATGCAGGAACAAATGGCCACTATACTTGCTGCTGTAAGCGAAAAAAAACCCCGTAAGAAAGCGGTAGCTACAGAGGAAGCCTAATATGTCATCCAACCTACTCCAATTAGTTCAGCAGGTTACTTCTGAACTTAACCTTGCCGTACCGACCTTTGTGGTTGGTAACACTAGCCAAGATGTGCAGCAAATTCTTGCGCTAATGAATCGTGCTGGATATGACCTCATTAAAGAGCATAATTGGCAAGCATTGGAGTTGGAATACCGCTTCTATACGACAGCAATAACCACAACCTGTGACACCATAAACAACACTTACGATCTGTTAAATGTTGCCGATACCACAGGTTTGGACAATACCTATTCCATCGTAGGAACAGCTATTCCGCAAGATACCTATGTGGAATCTGTAACTGGATCAACGGTAAGAACTAGCCAATTGGCTTCTTCTACCAGCGTTGGCGGTACTGTAACCTTCAGTAAAACGAAGTACCCGCTGCCACCTGACTACGAAACAGTCACAGATAACACCCATTGGGATAAGACAAAACATTGGCAAATGCTTGGCCCAGTCGATGCCCAGCAATGGCAATGGCTCAAATCAGGCTATATTTCAACAGGCCCAAGGGTTCGTTGGCGTATTCTTGGCGATGAGTTTCAGATTTGGCCCCCATACAATACCCTTGAATATTTAGGTTTTGAGTACCGTTCTAAGGGATTTGTACGCAGCGCAACTGGTCAAGTAAAGAATAGCTTTACGGCAGATACCGACACAACCGTGCTGGATGATTCTGTCATTGCAATCTTGACTAAACTCAAATACTTCCAAATTAAGTCGTTTGACACTACCGCATTGCAACAAGATTACCAGCGTTATCTCAGCATTGCCAAGGCAAACGACAAGGGATCGGCTACATTATCTTTTGCGCCTTCCCCAAGTGCGGTGCTTATTGGCTGGGCGAACATCCCCGATACTGGCTACGGCAGTTAATCATGGCAGTAGCTAAAAAGTTTTCTGCCAATACGACTTCTGTACCTGCCCCGATTGGTGGCTGGAACGCAAGGGATTCACAAGCAAACATGAATCCTATGGATGCTATTCAGCTTGTAAACTGGTATCCGACACCTACAGATGTGACCATGCGTAAAGGCTGGACACAATCTAGCCTTTTAACCTCGCCAAGCGGTGCAGTAACCATTAGCACTATTACCCATGTCGGTGCGACTGCTACGCTTACAACAGCTTCATCGCATGGATTAGCAACTGGCAAGCAGGTAGCAATCTCAGGCTGCACCCCTTCTGAATACAACGGTGTATATACAATTACCGTAGTCAATAGCACTTCATTTACTTATTTAATGTCGGCTGCTCCTGCTGGCAATGCTTCAACTGTTGGCAGCTATGAAATAGGCATTACTACCCCTGTCAATACCCTGATGAACTACACGGAAATCGGTGGTTACAAACTATTTGCCGCAGCAGGTGACAAGATATACGAAACATCCGTAAACCCAGCGGTACGGGTATTTGATGGTTTAGACAGCGACAAGCTGCAATCAGTCAATTTAAGCAATACGGCAGGGCATTTTCTAGTAGCTTGTAACGGTGTTGATCCCGTAATGATTTATGACGGTACACGCTGGTTTTACATGGCTACCACCACAACCGCACAAACAATTAGCACCATCACACGGGGCGGTACAGGCAATTTAACCGCTACCCTAACAACTGCTGCTGCACATGGCTTGGTAACAGGCAACAGAGTAAGCATTAGCGGTGCTACAGAATCCAATTACAACGGTGTTTATGTCATTACCGTAACAGGCGCAAGTGAATTTACCTACACAATGGCTACTGCCCCTAGTGCAGATGCTACGGTAATGGGTTCATATACGACTATTGGCATTACTGGCGTTAATTCAAATACATTTATTGGTGTAAACCTGTTCAAAAACAGGCTTTACTTCACACAAAAAGACACTTTGGCCTGCTGGTATCTTGATGTAGACGCAATTAGCGGCCCAGCTTCACCCCTTTATTTTGGTGGTATTGCCCGTAATGCTGGTTATTTGCAAGCAATGGGTACTTGGACACTTGACGCAGGTCAGGGCGCAGACGATTACGCAGTTTTTGTTACTAGCATGGGTGAAGTTATCGTTTATAACGGTACAGATCCCGACAATGCTGACACATGGGCATTAAAAGGCGTATGGCAATTAGGTCAAACCTTTAGCCGCAGGTGCTTTTACAAGTTTGCAGGCGATTTATTGCTATTAACGCAAGACGGATTAGTACCTTTAGCTTCTGCCTTGCAATCTAGCCGCCTAGATCCCCGTGTAAACCTTACCGATAAGATTTATTTTGCTGTAAGCCAAGCTGCAAGCCTATATAGGGATCTTTTTGGCTGGCAAATTAACTATTACGCTAGTGCAAATATGCTTATTTTGTCTATTCCTACCAGCACGGGAATGGAACAGTTTGTCATGCACAACATTACAAAGGCATGGGGCAGATTTACTGGTATTCAGGGCTATTGCTGGGAAGTATCAGGCGAAGCCGAGATGCACTTTGGCGGTGATGGCTATGTAGGGCTGTTTTACGATGGCTATTCAGACAATGGCACAAACATTACAGCTACCGCCCAGCAAGCCTACAGCTATTTTGAAAGCGCAGGGCAATTAAAGCGTTTTATGATGGTTAGACCTATTCTGCAATCTACAGGCGGTGTACCTAATGTGGTTTGCGGTCTAAGCGTAGACTTTGACACCCAAAGCCAGCTAGGGCAGGTGCAATTTAACCCAACTACCCTAAGTGACGGTGTTTGGGATCAATCAAGATGGGATCAAGCAAACTGGTCAGGTGGCTTAATTACCACTAAAATTTGGCAAGGCGTTACAGGTTTAGGCTTTGCAGGTTCTATTAACTTGAATGTGGCAAGCCGCAATATTGAACTGCATTGGGCCAGTACCGATTATGTAATGGAGCGTGGGGGCGTACTTTAATTGAGAAGGGTTACAACCGAAGATCAAAAGTACATGGGCGATTGGCTGGTTCGGATGATGAATCACCCAATGCCCCTAGATACAGTATCAATTGGGCAGGAAATAGACGGGAATTTAGTAGCAGTAGTAGGATTTAACGGGTTTATGCCAAAAGCGTGTCAAATGCACATTGCGGCAGTAGACGAAGTAAATTGGATGAGCAGAGATTTATTGTGGGCGGCTTTCGATTACCCCTTTAATAAACTAGGTGTTAGCGTTATACTAGGTCAAGTTTGTGCAGATAATGAATCTGCCTTAAAACTAAACCGACACCTTGGTTTTAAAGTAATAGCCGAAATCCCTGATGCTCACATGGATGGTGATTTAGTGATTATGGCTATGAGGCGTGAAGATTGTCGCTTTCTCGACATCAAATGCCCTTTAAGAACAGCAAAAGGAGAATGACATGGGTGGTGGTGGATTTTTAGGATTAGGGCCTGCGCCAAGTGCGCCTCCTCCTCCCGATTACACGGGGGCCGCACAAGCTACAGCCGCAGGAAATTTAGCAGCGGCTCAGACTGCAACGGCAGCCAATCGTGTAAACCAATACACCCCTTATGGTAGCTTGGAATACAAGCAATATGGCGTTGATAGCTATGGCAACCCACTTTGGTCAGCAACTACTAACTTAAGCGATGTTGGTCGTCAACTTTTAGATAACCAAAACTCTACATCCCTTGGTCTTGGCGGCACAATTAACGCTGCTTTAGGTCGTGTTCAAAGCACAATGGGTCAGCCTTTTGACCCTAATACCCCAGCTATTCAATATGGCGGTCAAGCACCAACGCTAGGTCAAGTTGGACAAGGCCCACAATTTTCTCAAGCAGGAACAGCGGCTCAAGCGCAAGGCATGGGCAAT